AAAGTCAGGCATTTCAGCCTTTGCCGCCTCAAGTCGCTTTGCCCAGGTTTGTGCAACCTACGCGTTCTGCTCTTGCTGCCGCCTTTCTTGATCCTGCCAGTCGCGCTCTTTTAGAGCCCTTTCCGCGCTATATTCAGCCAACGCTTCCGCATATTCAAAAGCATCAGTGAATTGGTCCGGTGTCGGCTTTTGATCTGGATCCTGCGCCTTTTGTGGCGTCTGACCCCGCTCTAGAGCCTGCAACCGTGCTTCCAGTGCCTCCCGAGCTTCGCGCTCTCGCTGGGCATCTGCCCTGGCTTGTTCGCGTTGCTTAGTTAACTCCGAAAACCGCGCTTGTAGCTTGGTCGGTTTACGTTCGTTTTCTGTGGCTGGTGCTTCTTCTTCTGCCTCTGGCTCATTCTCAACCTCTTGCTCTTCTGGCTCTGTCTGTTCGACAGCCTCAGATTCGCTTTCGGGAGCTAAGTTCAGTTTTTGGGCAAAAAATTCGGCTTGATTCTCGGATGTTACGACTTGCGTCGACTCTCTAGGCTCTGCTGACATGGATTACCACGGATATACCCAATGAACGCATTGGTACGACAGTGCTTGTATATCTTAAATGGCAATCCGTGTCAAAGACTATTGCATGAACGGATTTTGCCCTTGGTCAATGTCTTGCACGGCATACTGTGCCGCAGACATTTGCTCCATGTTTCGACGCTCAATCTCCCGCGCTAGAACGTCAATCGGCATATTGTGGACCAATAAATTAACCAATGCGTCAATCTCGGTCTTATTCTGGCTGGTGATCGCTCGAGTATTCTGGTCGTTAACCTTGACCTCGGCCATCGTCTCCGTGTTGTGCGCCTTGGCGGTAACGTCCATGAGCTTGCGCTTGGTCTCGCCATCTTCCTTAATCTGCGCAATCTGGCTGCGATTGTTGATCTCAAGCTGCATAGCCTGCATTTGCTGCTGCATCTGTTGCATAGCTTGTTTGGCCTGCGCTAGCTGCATTTGCACCTGCGGAGGAACGTCCGACTTCTCATCAATCTGCGCCAATGGGTTAACCGCTGCCAGCCGGTCGGCAATAATTTCGGCACCGGGGAAGTCCATCTGTCGAAACACCAGATCGCCCGCTGCTTGGAACAGCTCCGGGCTCGAGCCAATGAGCGGCATCATTGCGTCGACCGCCTGAATGCGCCGGCTGGCATAACCTGGTCCCGTATCCATGCTGACGTCGTACTCTCCGACCGTGACGTCGTTCAAGACGCGTCCAACCTGGGTGGCTTCGTTGATCGTGATCAGATCTGGCTTGCCATCAACGCCAATGATGCGCATGACGCGCTCGCTGTCGTAGATCTTTGGAATTAGATCAAGAATGATGCGGCCAGTCTGGGCAATGGATTTGGTCAAATTATCGTAGTAATGATAATTCGTCATATCCACTTGCTGCTGCTGACCGTTCAGCGCTTTACCGCTGATGTTGCCGGTCGGCAATTGGCTTGGATCAAAAATGCCTACGACCTGTTGCAGATCGTTACTGACCGACTCTGCCGCAGCCATGATGCCGGCAGGAGGTGGCTCGGGTTGCAGACGGGTCGGCACCGGAGCTGTGCGCCCTTCGATGTCGGTCTGCTTGTAGCGCAGCACAGGCGTGGCTTTGATGTTAGCCGCAGCCCATTCGGTCTCATGCCCTTCGTCCTGCCCTTCGGCTAGCAGCCACTTGGCTTTGGGAGCCAGAGCAATCGCCTCGGTCATGGAAGTCTGCCAGAAGTTGTACATCTTCTGAGGATCTTTGGCATAGCGCACCAGGCCATACTTGATCGACTTGCTGTCAATCACGATCCGACCGCCGTAGACCGGCACAACAGGGATAAATTTACCTGGCCAGTCGCGCTCTTCAAGAATCTCCATCGCAGTCAACTTGCACCACTTGACTACTTTCTTATAGCTATCGCGCTCGCCAACGATCTCAAGCCCGTGCTGGGCCATGAAATCCTTGCTTGGGAGCTGATCCTTGAACAGACGGGATTTGTCGTTCAGCAGATAGAGCTTTGCCGGCGTGCGCTCAACATAAAAGTATTCGGCAATTCGTACGTCCTCTTTGGTCACCCACTCAGGATTGCTATCGCCGCCACCTCGAGCCGAGAAGTTGCCGCCATCGTCGGCGTCCGGATACATATCCCGAAACTTATCCTTGCTCATGATCGTGGTGATCAGGCAACGCTCTTGGTCCGATCCGTCCAACGCTATTGAATTGGGATCAAAGTAAACCGAAAACGGATTTTCGATGGGCTCGATGTAAACCTCTTGATCGAAGCTGTCCGGAGCCGTGTAATCGGTGACGATGCGCCAGTAACCCCAACCCATCCGCACAGCAGACTCGAACGCCTTGTCGTAAGCGCTGTCAGCGTCGCTGTTGATCTCAATGTGCCGGCATATGCCTTCCACAACCTCGGCAGTCTCTTTGTCTGCATAACTGTTGCACGGATGCACTTTGATTCGCGGTCGCTGCTGGCGCTGCTGGTTAGCGATCTGCCGGCAATAGGCGTCGAGCTTGTTGATCGTCAAGCACGGCCTGGCTTCCAGATTGCGGCTGTTCTGGATCTCGACCGGCCATTGATTGCCGCTGACAAAGCGCAGATCGTCTAGCGCATCAGATCGGTTGACGCTATCGGCTTCGCTGGCCAGGCGTAGGAATTTCATTGCGTCGGCAATGCGGCTATCTTCGCCTTCGTTTTGATAATTTGCCATGTCAGCTCATCCAGTTAGTCGGTAGCGTAAACGTCTGTTGTTTCTTGCGCGCTTTGGGTTCGTTGACCATCAATCCGATGTATCTAAACGCGTCTGCGCCGTGCGAATAATGGTCGTGAAGTGGTGACTTTGAGAATCCACCCGTCTCTGGGTCGACCTCATAGCGGTAATGGCGCAGACAGGTAAGACCTTCCGCGCAGGCTTCTCGGTCGAACCAGCAGTTGTTGAAAACAGTTCGCGCAGCATTGATAGAGTCAGCAACAGGCACCCTTGGGATAATCCGGGTCTTATAACCCGCAGCTCTTACTATTTCCTCGATGGATTTGCCAGCCGCTGCAAGCGTTTTGTTTTCAGCGTCGTGCGGAAGCCACAAAGTATCGTAATGGTATCCAAAGGTCTGTAATTGCGCTAGGTAATAGCTAATGGTCTTTTGATTGTCCTCCATGTAACGCAGCAACCGCGTTTCCATGCCGACAAACTGAAGGAACCAAATAGCCGTAGCGTCAGACCATCCGAGGTCAAACACGGCGTGGACAGGCTTGCTAGGATCAAACGGAACCCGTCCAATTCGCCCCTGAAGCTCGGCGTCCTGCATCTCCCTGGCAAACACTGCGCCGTCGACAGTCTGCCGGCAGATGCCTTCCCAGACGGTGTTATAGGCTTCTCGGTCCCGATCCTTCAGCGCATCCTTCTCGGACCTTAGCGTCTCGGGGAACCACGGGTTGTCGCTCCAGTTGATCTTAGTGACCACACAATCGCCAGGAGGATTGACAACAAAACGCTGATACGTCTCATCAGTCTCAAGCTCCGGGTTAAAGCTGACCCAAATCTCTGAATCCTGCTTACGGATTGTTGGGATTAGCACATTCCAAGACATTCTTGAGACGCTTTGCGCTTCTTCAACCCAGCAAATGTCAACGCCCTCAAATGACTTAATATTGCTGACGTTATTCTTTAAGCCAACAAAGAAGAATTCAGAGCCGTTCTTAGCTCTGATTGACGTCTGAGTTATTTCATAGAACCCATGCAATCGCAATGATTCGATCTGGTCGCACAAGAGCTTATGCACCGAATCGCGGATTGACGTCTGGAATTCCCGAGCGCAGAGAATGCGCGTTGGCTTTGATGCGCCAATGATTAGCAGCGCTCTGGCAATCGCCCAGGATTTGCCGCCACCGCGACCGCCGTAGGCTACCTTATACCGATGCTTATCAAAAAGTACCGATAGCTTCTCAGGAAACTCGGCATTTGAAACGGCATAATCAATTTCATTCACTGGGCTTAACAAAGGTAACTTTGATGCCCTCGACCGGCGATCCGTCTGGATTGCTCAGAACGGTCGTGTTGCGCTCGCCCCAACCCATTTGAGCTTTGGTCCACCAGATCATCGCTGTGGTGTCGCCCATCAACGCCTTGTTGTATAGGGTCTTGGCCATGTTAGCGCAGGCAGTCGCCTTCCCAAGCGCAAGCTCGGTCGGATACCACTTGCGCAGGGTCACGTCGCTGATGCCGATCAGAGCCGCAATTTGGTCGTGCGGCAATCCGAGACCGCTGGCCTGTTGGACCTGGCCACGTGTTTTATCGGTTGGCTCGTGCGGTAGCATTTTTATTGCGTCAAAGTGTTAGTCATTGAATCGAAAGGAATTCCCGATTCTGCGTGGGTTGCTGCCTTGCCAGTGAATTCCTGCCAGCGCTTTACTATCACGTCGCAATACTTCGGGTCAAGCTCCATCAAATAGCCACGACGCCCATTCTTT